CGCAGCAGCGTTCTATTGCCCATATATCCCACTAATGTCATCAGGCACAGTGCTAGATCCAGCAACATTCGAGCCAACAGTATCATTTATGACACGTTATGGCTACGTTGAGCTATCAAACCAAGCAAGTTCACTTGGTAATGCAGCTGACTACCTAAGCAAAATTGCAGTTACAACTAACCAACTTGCATTTGCATAATAGTTAATTACTATTTTAAAAATAAAACAGGCTTTTCGGAGCCTGTTTTTTTACGGCTATTTAGAATAAATATACATAATACGGAGATAACATTATGAGTGAAACAAGATTCCCAAATGGCATAAAAGGCGGCAATGGTACTGACTTAGAATTAAAAAGTGATACAGATATTGCACTGTATCCTGCTGATCATATATGGATTAGTCAGGGAACTAAATTAATTTTTGAAGGTACTGCTCCTGATGATTTTGAAATTAAATTACAAGCAACTGCAGTTACAGCAGACAGAGATGTTATACTGCCTGATAGCAACGGAACACTTGCTACACAGGAATGGGTAACAACAAATTCTACATATTTAGATGCTGATGTTGATTTGCATTTAAATATAAGTACTGCAACTCCTGGACAAGTATTAAGTTGGAACGGAAGTGATTTTAATTGGATAGCACAAGGTGGCGGATCAGGGTCTACGTCATTGGCTGGATTAACTGATGTTGATACAACAGGTGTTTTGAATGGTAATGTTTTAAAATATAATTCTACAACAACTACATGGGAGCCTGCAGCCGAGTCCGGCGGCAGTGGCACAACTACCTTAAGTAGAACAACAGTATCAGGAACAACATCAAGTATTGCTGATGAAGCAGATGAAGATATAGATATTACAGGTGCTGCAAAAGCATATTCGATATTTGATATTACAGTAGATGCGGCAGCATGGGTTAGAGTTTATTCAAGTAGTACTGCAAGAACAGCAGACTCAACACGGTTAGAAGGAGTTGATCCGGATCCAGATGCAGGTGTGTTAGCAGAAATCATTACAACAGGAGCAACTACTGTTGCATTTACACCATCTACTATTAGTTTTAATAATGATACTGTAGTTACTGATACAATTTATTTAAATGTAACTAACAAATCAGGAAGTACATCTACTATTAGCACTACAATGACTATATTACCTTTGGAAACATAAAATGAATTATCACACATATGCTGTTACATTACATAGATTTGAAGATCTTGATGATTTTTACAATGATATGGAAACACCCGGTGGGTCTGTCACAATTCCTAATAGAAATATCGAGGTTGATTTAAAAAAATTAACTAGTAAAGTAACACACTATAAATTAACTCCGTCGGAAGCAAAACAAGTAGAAGCAGATGAAAGAGTACAATCAGTAGAATGGATTGATCCTGACAGTTATCCTAAACTTTTTTCTTATTCGAGAAGTAATACTCAAAACCCAGATCATTTAAATTGGGGATTAGATGTACACAGTGATTCAAGTTTTTCAAATCTTCCTTTTACTGGAAAACATGTAGACGTTGTAATTGCCGACGACGACGGTTGGCAACCAGATCACCCTGAATTTTTAGACGATAACGGAAATAGTAGAGTAGTTGAATATAATTGGTATCAACATGCTGCTGAAGTAGGAGATTTTTTTAATATTGGTAGAACTTGGGATTACACGCAAGATACAAACCAGGGTTATCATAATATTCATGTAGCCGGTACCGCAGCAGGTAGATCCAATGGATGGGCAAAAGATGCTAATATATATTTCATTGGCTTAACATTTTCTGGAAATAGTACAAATTATAATGTTAGCAGTTCGTTAGTTTTTGATTATATTAGAGCTTTTCATCGTAATAAACCAATTAACCCAGTTACTGGTAAAAAAAATCCAACTATTGTTAATAACAGTTGGGGATCGTCTCAAGGATACTTGTTTGGTATTAATCCTTTATCAGTAGATAAAATAACTTATCAAGGACAAGATTATGGGCCAGCCGCTGGATCGATTTCTGAGCATTTTTTAGGTAGGTTTGGTGCTTATTCAAAAGATTCATTAGTTTCGTCATGGCCATCTGATTTAGATCCTCGTAATAAAACTGTAAAATTTAAAACATCATCTAGTAGTTCCGAACCTGCAGTAATTGATAGAATGGTACTTTGGCCGGACTCCTGGGAAAAAATACCTAACCAAGTTTTAAGTTTTACATCCGATAATCCTTCTAATAGTAACAATGAAATTTATGTACAAGGACCAACTGATGTTAGGAATGATACATTAATTGAAGCAACTTGCGAAAGTTCTCAAAGTTATATACGTGTTAGAAAAATTATTAATAATATTCCTAGTTTAGATGTGAATTTTTACGGGCCTGAAATTAGTATCAACATGCGTGGGTTAACTAGAATGGGAGGATTTCCGTATCCTGTTCCGTTTAGATTTATAATCGAAGAGCATCCAGCACCAGGCGATACAATAGAATATGATGTAGGCTGGAATATATCAACTCATGAATATAACACACAAACTTTAAGTAAGACAGATATAAACACATTAGGTGAGGATTGGGTTGAATTTCCTGAAGAGGAACTTATTTCTCCTAGTCCTACAATTTATTCAGGAACTGCAACAGAAATAACATATGATCCATTGCCCGGAACAGATTACGAAGATTTTGAAAATGATGGATGGACACATCATCCATTTTATGATAACGAAGCAGGAGAACATATTACTGATTATGATAAATTTGTTTTACCATGGAATATTAGTTATTTAGGCGAAACATATGATACTATTTGGGCACATTATGGCAGTTATTTAACATTCGGTGAAAAGAGTGCTCATACTAAAATAATCAATGATTATACTCCTTTATTGCCAAAATTGTTTGTTGGTGCACAAGATGTTCAAGGAACAGAGGGATTTGCAGTATTATCATCTTCTAGGTATAGAGAGTATCTGTATTCCAAGATAGAAGGAACTGCTCCTAACAGAAAATTTAGTATTGCAAATTTAATGTGGGAATCTTATTTAAATATGAGGTTTGGAAGAAGTTTTGGAGCAAGTCCGGATTTATTATGGAAAGCCACTTTTTACGAAAATGAAGTTGATAGAATAGATATATCTATAGGAGAAAATGTTATAGTCGAATACGGCGGAGGATTTACTAGCGACGAAATTAAACAATATGGATTTACAGGTAAATTTTTTGGCGCTTATTCATCTTCATTAACAACAGATATAATGAGTGCAATAGATGACGGAATTATTTTAGTATGTGCAGCAGGAAATGATAATAATGCACAGTATGATCCTACACATATAAATTATAATAATCACCTAACACTTACTACTGGAAGCAAAGTGTATTATAATCGAGGAGGCTCGCCTGGTGCTGCAGGTGGAATAGACGATAATGCAATAATTACAGTAGGTGCACTAGATCATATTAAATTTAGTGGAAAAGAAGTTAGAACAGATTTTAGTAATACTGGAAATATAGTAGATGTTTTTTCAGCCGGCGAAGCAATACAAAGTGCATGGCCTAATTCAGGTAAAACAGGTAATAATTATCCTGTTGCAAAAAACGGATACAAATATGCAAAAATTAGAGGAACTAGTATGGCTTCTCCTCAAGTGTGCGGACTGCTGGCTTGCTTATTAGAGAAATATCCAGATATGAATCAAAAACAAGCTAGAGAAATATTAAATACATTTGCTATTAAAAACCAAATGTATGATCTTCCGCCAGGGACATGGGATCATGTTAGATCTCTTGAAGAAGCAAATAACAGAATTTTGTTTTTAAAAAATACAAGAAAAAATAATAAACCTTCTTACCCTCCTGTTTTTAAAGGTAGACCTAGAACAGGCGCATTATATCCACGTAATCAAATCCGTAGACGAAAAAAAGTATGAGTATATTAAATGTCTATTAATATCGATCATTCACGAGATAGTATAAGCGTAAGTAATACTGCTAATATTTTAACAATAGCCGGTACAGGTGCATTAGCCATTCCTGTCGGTAATAGCAGTCAACGTCCGCAACAAAGCATTCCAGGACAATTAAGATTTAATACAACTACACAAGGTGTAGAAGTTTCAAACGGTAGTAATTGGTCTGATCTAAATGGTAGCGACTTAGATAAAGATACTTACATTAAATATGAAACTGCTACAGGATCAGACGAAGATACAATTTATTTTTATACTGCTAATGCATTAAGTGCAACACTTGACAGTACTGCATTTGATACTAGCAAAATTACAGTAGCAGATGTTGAAATTAGTAATACACTAGATGTTACTGTATCTGCTACACTAGCAAGTGCAAGCATAACAGACTTAACAGATACTCGTGTTGTTTATGCTGGCACAAGTGGCGAATTACAAGATAGTGTTAATTTAACATTTGATGGAACTACATTATCTAGTACATTTGCAGGAAATTTAACAGGTGATGTTACAGGTAACGTAACTGGAAATGTTAATGGAAATTTAACAGGTAACGTAACTGGTGATGTTACAGGAGACTTAACTGGAAATGTAAACGGTGGTACAATTACAGACGGAACTCTTACTATTAGTTCTGGAAGTATCTCTGGAGCAGTCGGTATTACAGCAAGCAATACTATTACTGCAAATGCATTCACAGACGGTGTACTGACAATTAGTAATGGTAACATAACTGGCGCAACAGCCGTTGTAACAGGAACTATAACAGGCGGTACTGTAACAGATGGCACACTATCTATTACCAATGGAACGATAACTGGTGCTGTAGACGCTACATATAGTGGCGATGTAAGTATAGGCGGCAATGCTACTATATCTGGAGACTTAACTGTACAAGGCACAACTACAACTGTAAACAGTACAACAACTAGTATTGTTGACCCTATTATGTTTATTGGCGGTAATGCAGATGGTACTCCTCTTACTGTTGATGATAATAAAGACAGAGGCGTTGCATTTGAATATCATGATGGTACTGGTGCTAAAACAGGATTTTTCGGATGGGATGACAGTGCACAAAAGTTTACAATGATACCAGATGCTACAATCACAAATGACGTTGCTAGTGGCAATGTTGGAGATTTTATTGTAAACGAACTAGAGTCTACTACTATAAATGTTGAAACAATAAACATATCAACAGATGCTTATATTGTAGATCCAAATAATGTCGATCCTGATAAACGCATAGCAACTGCTATTGTAACAAGTGCAACTGTTCCTACTAGTGGTGTAAAAGAAGGTGATTTATGGGTTGACAGCGACAGTTTAAATCTATATATGTATAGTAACAGTGTATGGGTTCCTCTTGCTCCGGGTATTGCAAGTAGTGTGAACACTAATGTACTAGGACTTACAGATCTCAGTGTTACAGTAAATTCTGTAGGCACAGCAAATTTAACTTACGATAATACAAATGGCATATTCAGTTATACACCTCCAGATCTAAGTTCTTATGCAACACAGTCTGGGCTAACAACACTAACTAACAGTTTCAATACACATGTTTCTAGTTTAAGTGCAGTTGCACTTAGTGGTGATTACGGAGATTTATTAAACAAACCTACACTTGCAACAGTTGCAGGATCAGGTGATTATAGTGATTTACTAAACAAACCTAGTGTTCCTGTAGACTTAGATGACTTATCAAATGTTGATAATACTGTTCCTGGTGACGGTCAAGTATTAAAGTATAACAGTACTACTGGTAAATGGCAACCTGCAACAGATAATGCAAGTACTGCAACCGGTGGCGTACTAGGATTTGGAGACTTAACGGTAAGTGTACAAGCACCGAATACAGCAACATACCCAAATGGACATTTGTCTTATGCTGGTAGTGGATTAAGTAAAGGTCAATTTAGTTTTACACCAATTGATACAACATTATTTTCTAAAAAACAAATCTCAGATAGTGTAACATTAGAGTTCGGTGATGCTAATGATGTGAAAATGTTTTATGATAGAACAGCAAACCGTTTCAACATAGAACTTGAACAAAACGCAACTGGTGTACAAATAACAAATAATGGCACACCTGTTGTTGATATTACTAAAACAGGTAATGTAGAAGTAACTGGAAGTTTTGTCGGAACAGGTAGTGTTGCAAGCATTACAACAACAGTACCTAGTAGTAGTACTGACACAGGCACTAAAGGGCAAATAGCATACGATGCGTCATATGTTTATATCTGTGTTGCTACAGATACATGGATACGCTCTGCAATTGATAGCAGTTTTTAAAAACTATCTAACCAGTTTGATAAGTCTTCTGAATCCTTTGCATTATCCCAAATAGTTTTAATTTTATCGATCATGTCAGGTTTTTCTAATACAACACGTGCACCTCGGTGTAAAGGTTTAGGCCAACCATTTAGTTCAACCCATGCATATCCTGCACTTTCTCCGTTTGTTTTAGGAATAAATTCTTCATACACTGTAATAACATATGTATGATATGTAAACTTTTTATCTTCACTTAAAAATGTATGTATAGGATAAACTTTTTCTAAACTAGGCAGTTTACCCATTTCTTCTTCACATTCACGTAACAGTGTTTCCACTGGACGCTCATTGTGTTCACTTTTTCCTCCCCAAAAACTCCAAGTAAGAGGATGTGAAACTTCCTTGCTACGTTGTTGTAGCATTATGCGTCCTGTATTAAGTGCTAAAAAGCAGCAACCGCTTGCTGTTATCATAAGTAAATTCGCCAGTATCCTGGGTTGTATGTTCCTTCAAATGCGTTGACCCACTGTGAGCCAGTCCACTTGAGTTTGTCCTGGGTTGTTATATTTGTTGTAAATTGTTCAGACG